TTGTTAATCAATGATATTTATAATGAATTCCTATTTGATCTAGAAATTAAAAATTACTCTATTCGTACTATTAAAGGCTACAGAAATAACAACCGAGCATTTTTAAATTTCTTGATTAACGAACACAAGATCACCAATATCGAAGAAATCACTACAGGTCACATCAAGAGTTATCTTTTATATTTAAAGAAGAAGGGATTATCAGAAATTTATATCAACAATATACAAAAGAATATTAGATCTTTCTTTAAGTTCTGTGTACAAGAAGGTCACATAGCTGAAAAAAGGAATCCGGCATTGAATCTAAAGTGGATGAAGGAAGCAAAAGTACTAATACAAACATTTACTGATGATGAAGTTAGAAGAATGTTGGATGTGTACAATGGTAGAAAGTATCTAGACATAAGGAACAAGCTTATTTTAATGTTTTTAGTTGATTTAGGAATAAGAAATTTTGAACTTTGTTCAATAACTTGTTTAGATGTTATGGAAACGACTATTAGTATACATGGAAAAGGAAATAAGGAAAGAACCCTATTTTTATCACCAATATTAAAAAAATATATGATTAGATATGAACGCGTTAAAAATACCTATTTTCAGGACAAATTAAAAACTGATTCTAATTATTTTCTTTCAATGAATGCAAAAAAAATGACCTTAGAAGCCATCCAACGAGTGGTCAAAATTGCAGGTGAAAGAGCTAAAGTACGAGATTCTATTCGTTGCAGTCCTCATACCATAAGACATTATTATGCTCAGAAACAATTACGTTTAGGTTTAGATGTGTATAGTCTTAGCAGGTTATTAGGTCATGAAAGTACAGTAATCACGAATATTTACTTGAAATCAATACAAGATGAAAATATTGTTGAACTATCTAAATCAACTAGCCCTCTTATGAATTTGTAAATAATCAAAAAGTTTCAAAACACTATTGATTTACTGTAAACCGAAGAGTATAATCAAAAATATAAGGGTTACAGTAAATCAGAAAGGGGGATATATCATTTACATAGGGCTTGAATTTATTATTGACTTTTACAATCTAGAGAAGTCAGATTTTGCAAATGAAATCGGTATTTCAAAACAACAATTAAACTCCTGGTTAAAAGGGGCAAGACCAATTCCAACAAAATGGTTAGATTTTTTATCAAATAAATTTGAAATTGATAGGAATATACTGAGTAAAGACTTAGATACTGAACTTAAATTAGAGTTATATAGAATACTCCTAAGTAAACTTACTGATAACCAAGAAGAAATTGATTTCGGTATTGAAGTGCAAAAGATGGTGTACAAAAGAAGTGAGATGTTAGAGAATAATATCGATAGAATCTATAACTTAATTTTAAATATGCATAAAAAAGTCATGTCAAATAATTCAGATATTTACACAAAAGAAGTTGCAATTATTTCATCAAATATTGAAGAGAAAATGTTAGTTATGATTGATAAATTCATTTCGATTTTAGAAGAAAATAATAGTGACAAGTTAAAGTTACTAAGCGATTCTTTAAATGAGTTAGTCAAGATTGAATAAAGGCAGTTAGCTATCTTAATTGCCTTTTATAAAACTTAGGAGAGGAGAAAATTTAAAATATTCTACAACATGAATCAACCCCTATGAGCAATAGAGTACTAGCTTTTTATAAAATAATATATCTTGCAAAGGGGAAATTTAAATGTCAGTTTCAGTATTAGAGGTAAATACACAAGGGAAAGTATATGGGAAAATCCTTTTGGAAGTGGAGTCTAAAAATCTACTAAGTATGGTAGATGATGTATTTCTTGATTTGTCTAAATCTCTTAATCTATCTAAGAGTAATGGTGGGCATTTAACTGAAATTCAAACACACGATATATTCTTTAAACAAAAAAACAACCCTCACGAAGGTTGCGTAATTTTATCAGTATCAATTGATGTTGAAAATACAGACTATGATGCAGCTATGTTAGAAGCAAACATGATCTTGAATGAAAGTCTAATAAGTTTAAATCAATATTCATTATTAGATATTCTGGGAAACAAGATCGATTGTAATGTAGTATCGACTAAAATTGAATGGGAAGAATTTATTTTATAGTCTTCGTTGTCAATCATTGATAAAATTAATATAATTATATTATCTATGTACATACTAAAGCAGACATTACTAATTATAATGTCCTAATTTGTTATACCCATATTTAGGTTTAAAGGGGCTAGTCTGTCTCTAACTCTTTTAAACTATAACTTTCAAATACTTTAACTTATACATAATACACGTTATATACAGTTTATCGTATTTTGAGTATATCAATTTAATTACAATATGTAAATAGAAAAATTTTAAAAAAGGGGGTGATTTAATTTGTTAACTAAATTTAATTGTGGTGAGGTTATTGGGATGATCTCACTAGAAATAAAATCATCTATTCTACCACTAGATCAACTTGTTGAGAATTTTCATATTGAAATTCCTAAAATAGAAATTCTTACAATTAATGAAGGACTATACACAGTAAATTTACAAAATACTAACTTAATTATTAATGATAAAGATCCTTTTCAGGGGGTATTAACATTAACTGTTTCTTTAGATATTAATATTCCATATAAAGATGAGGCAATTTCTCATGCAGACTCCAGGATGAATAATAAAAACATCATATTTAATGAGATGTTACTAGATGAAATATTTTTAGATTCAGATGATTTAGAAATACTATCTACTAATATCGAGTGGATTGATTATAATCATTATTTTTAGCGTAAAAAGAGAAAGTAACCACTCCAGTTATATAGGGAAGGTTTTCACAACTTCCAAAAATATATGCAAGTAAACATACCAATACTTTGCCTTATTAACACGGCTACCGCCGTGTATGGTGGTAGATATGAGGTTTTATTATCTATCAATTTATAATCACATTTAATAAAGCAAATATTGGAGGACTATTATGGAATTTAATAATGAAAAGGACTACGTTATATTCTCACAAAAATTAGCCGGCTACTTAATGATGAATAGTTGTAGGTTAAAGAAGATTAAGAACGATAAAAATAATGCAACAAAATTTGTATACTTTTTTGCTGACAATGAAAAGGTTAGAAGTTTGGTAGAAGACTATAAGTCAATTAACTAAATATCTTAAAAAACAAATAAAATAAACGGAGGTAGTATATTGAGAGAAATAAACTTAGTTGAAGATTTACATTTTAACAAAAAGTATAAAGAAATTAATGGATTTAAAGATAATGATAATTACACATTTATGATCGAAAATTGTTCCAAAACTGTTTTCAATGCAGAGGAAATAGTAAATGTATCAGGGGTTTATGAAGAAATTATAGACAAGATTGTATTTGAATACGAAATGTTATTTTCTAAACGAAATTCCCCTGCTACAAAATATCAATTAGAATTTGCCAAAGAGACTGCAAAAATATTATTGGGGGAGTTAAAGGATATAAATACTATTCCAGTCATTCCAGCCCCTTGCGGTTTTGGTAAAAGTACTATTACATATGTTTTTATAAAGGAAATCTGTAAAGCAATTAGGGCAGGTTTAATTAATGAAGGAATAATAATTGTTACGGATAAATTGGAAGAACTTAAGAAGATACATTCTAACTTAATAAATGATATTGGATTTTATAAATCTGAAATTAAAAATAACCAAAAACAAAACATTCCATTTACATATGTACTTGAAAGTTGGACTGAAAAGAGCATAGATGAAGGAATTTGTCTAAACAAGAAAGTAAAGTCGTTTCAAACAGGAATGTGCAGTAGTGCATGTCCATTTTTTAGTGAATGTAAAATGTCTAATCAAAAAACAAAACAAAAGTTTGCTCCAATACTACTTATGACAAACGCCAGACTAGAGACGTTTGGTGAAAATATAAATCAGTATAACTACTACATAAATGAAAATATTAATTATCCAAGAACGATGATAATTAATGATGAAAAACCCGTAATGATTGACAGTATTCCTGTCTCAATTTCACTAATGAATAATATTCAGAATGATATTTATAAATTAACTATTATCAACGAACAAAACAAGAAAGACAAAGAAACGCTAATTGAAAAATGGAAACATATTCGTTCAATTATTGAAGAAAAACTAAAGATTTACTCTAATTATGAGCGATTTTTAGTATCTAATATTAACAATGAACCAATCCTGTTAAATGATCAGATGTTTACAACTCTATGGGATAAGTATATGGGAATTAAATACAAAAACGAATTGATACATATTCATAGTGTGCTAACAAAGGGTGGTCTATATTGTAATACTAAACGTAATGGAATTTTTATAAACACTATATCAATGAAAAAACTTATAAACCCTCAATTTAAAACTGTAATTTTTGATGCTACAGCATTAGTAGATCCTGATTACGCTAATACTAAAGGAAAAATATATGAGGACATAATAAAATTTGTAGATATTGAAAGTTTTAGAAGTTATAAGAATCTAACTTTTAATTTCTACCAAAACCATAAAATTAATAAAACTCAGCTTAATAGTATAGGTTATTTAACCGATGCTTGTGTAAAATTTATTGAATCAATGCCCCGAAATAGGCTTACTTATACTGTTACATACAAAGAATTTGCTTGTAAAATGATGAAGGAAATAACCAAAAGAGGAAACGTATTAATTTGTGATAACACAGAAGAGTTGTGGGGGAATACAAATAAAGTTGAAATGGTTTCGTATGATACTTCAACACTGTTTTATTTCGGAAACACAAAGGGAAGTAATAAGGCAAAAGATTGTACGCAAATGATTCAATTTGGATGGAATGTACTTCCTGATTACATTTATACAACCAGATATCTATGTACTGATTTTACTAATGAAAGGTTAAATAAGATATTAACCAATTGCGCTACTATTGAAAATGGTGAAAGATTCTCAAAGTGGTTGTCACAAGGGGAGAATTATAAGTTTGAAAATCCAAATCTTTACTTATATCAAAATTACTCCATGTTAACTGGTTTTATACAGGAAGTATTTAGGACAAAACTCAGAAACTATAATAATACCTCCGCAATTAGTATACATTGTTTCAAAGCTGATAGTGTGCTAATTGGAATGATTAAACAATTATTTCCTGATTGTAAGATTAATATCGTTTATGATGAATTAAATTGTTTCGAAAAAACAAAACTTCGTAATAGAGGAAACGGTCAAAAAGCTACTATTCTTGATGAGTTCATTGATAATTGGGAATTAAATAAAGAGTATCAAATTAAAGATATTTCTAATATCACCGGGTTAACAAAAAAAGATATTGACAACTTAAAATGTAAAAATAGTGTGTTTAAAAAAATATTTGAAAAGTACAGAATTAGGCGTGGTCTTTATAAGAAAGTGTTATAAAAGTTATCCTATAATCTCTTATAGATATTATATAAGAAAATGTAGGATAAAGTTATTTTAATTTCCCCGGGGGGAAGCTTGATTAAATCGAAAAGAAATGTAGATTTAGTCAAGCATAGGGGCGACAATAATATTCTTTTCATATTAAACAAAGGGGATAGTACATGCCATTAAAACGTAAACAATATTTTATTAACTATTATAAGTTCTCAAATTTAATTACAAATAATAATCAATTAGAATTTTCGAAAGAAGACGTTATTGTATACCAAAATAGTGAAAATATTTTATACGAGACTGTACAAAGGTTAAAGAACCATACATATGACAACTCATCAAAGAATGAAATATCTGAGATATTCATCCTAAATGCAAAAGATATATCAACTAAGAATGAATCGCAAATAGATCTATATAAACGTATTATGAGCGATGGTGTCCTTATTGACGGAGAAAAGTTCAAACGATTTGGCAAAAGCTCAAGTATGGCGATGAATCAACGTACATTATTTGTTAGAGAAGACCTTCATGATAAATTAAAAGAATACATATCACTTTCGAAGCAGCCAGAAACTACTACCATAAGTAAATATGAAACTGCCATTGGACTTTCACTATCAAGTTGTAATTTAATACAGGGTTTACCTAAAATTGCAATTATACCAGACTATAACACTACTGTTGTGGACGATGTAAAAATAGTTAGACCATTTCGACCTAGCAATTCTGATCCGGGGTATATTGAACATTTAAAACAAATTGAGTATGAAAATTATTACAATGAAAAGATTAAGCAACTTGAGGAATCTTTCAATGGTTTTGGACAATTACCTCTTTCAATCAGTGAGGAACATAAATCAAAAGCAGCTTGGAAGAAAAATTTTAGACGAGTTAAATTAGACGAATTAGACAAGCCGCAAGGTTATAAGGTACTTAGAAGAAAAAATAAGCAATTTTTAGTATACTCTTATGATCAAACTGAAGAAATACCGAATAAACTTAATAAATATTCATTAGGTTATGATCTTGTAACTGAAACAGACTTCAAGAATCAAACAGTTCCATTTGATGGTCAAGGGCTCATAAGTTATGAATATTCAAATTGGTTATCCAAAAAGCTAAATCTTAATTACATGTCTAATGGTTATCAAATTCGTTTACCTTATATTAAGGGATTAGTAATCACAATAGACTTTAAGTCATGGTTTGCGGAGAAAGAAATAACACATATAACAGATTTATGGGGTAAACAAGTTGATGTTAGAGATGTAGATATAATACTTACGGAGAGTTGTTTTAAGGCTAAACTGGAAGCGACACAGGGTAAAAATAAATGGTTGTTTAGTAGTTCGGATGAGTATATTACCTTGTTACAAAAATATGGCCATAACTACATAGGTATTACTAATTATATAAAATCCCATGAAGAAACAGATATATACACTGACTTGAACTATCAATTTATTAATTCGTTAAATCTAACGGTAGAAGACCTCGTGGAGTTAGCAAAGAAACCTATTAAACTTTATTTAGATATATTAAGATACGGTGACACAGCTTCTGTGAAAGCTTTTCTTAATATGATAATTAAAGAAGGAACAGATGAGGTTAGATTGGATACAGATGTGGCATTAGCTATTGATTTAGATTCAAGAATGATTTTTGATCCAAGAATTCAAAAATTTATAAGAAAGCAAATCCAACAAGCAATACAAAGACTTCTTATTGGTCGGATTCCCATAAAAGGAGACTATAAGTATATTACTGGTGATTGTATTGCGTTCCTTCAGCATGCCGGTGGACTAGACGTGAATGGGTTGTTAGGAAAAGATGAATATTTTTGTTCTAGTAAACTAGGGGAATATGTGTTATTAAGAAACCCTTTGACCTCGTGGCATGAGGTCAAGAAAGGTGAATTTGTAGAGTTAAGTAATGCTAAATATATTCAACATCTAAACAATGTTATACAAGTTAATATAAATGATTTAACTATGTCACAACTATCGGGCGCAGATTTTGATGGAGATAAAATACTGTTAACTAATGATTCTAAAATAGTTAATGGAGTTATAACTGATTTAGTTATTATTACAGAAGATAATACTCCAGGAAAAACGAAATTATATAATATTGAATCCATTATTGAATTTGAATTAAGAAATTTATCTAATCTTACTGCAAAACTAACTAATATCAATACCTTTATACAGTCAAAAGCATTAGAATCAGGTGATTTAAAGAACTATGAATTAGCAATTGCATCTTGCAAACAGCTTCAGGGTGAGTTGATTGATTCGATAAAAAAAGGGACTAATCCAATTATCCCAGACGTACTTCTTGAATTACAATCCTTTAAACCTTACTTTCAACGATACATATACGAAGATTTTGACAAAACATATAAAGGTCAAAAGTATCAAAAAATAAACACTCCACTTAATCAATTTGTTTATAAAGTAGAGAAATTACTAGATAAATTAAAGAAACAAAGGATATTTGATTCAATTGGTTATATTGACAGGGATACTTACAATTTAATAATTGATGAATCAAGATACGATAGAGATTTATTTTTTAACTTATGTGAAAAGGTTATACCTATTTATAATGAATACGCTAAACGAAGTGGTGAAATTTACAGAGAGCAAAAATCGATTAAGAAAGTAAGAGCTAGTGATGAAGATAAAGAAAACCTTAAGTTGATTAAGCAAAAGTATAAAGAGTTGGCTGAAGATACACGAAATATACTTAGTGAAATATGTGATAATCCCTCTATATTAACGTCAGTTTGTGCATATATTGAATACCATGAATCCAAGAGCGGTAATGTAAAAGATAAAACAGTTGTAAGAACAGAGTCATATTTATTCCCATGGATATGTACCCAAAATGCTTATGGCTTATTGGAGAACATCAGGACGAATTGTGATAACAAGCAACTTCAAGTTATGGAAATAAAAGAATTAAATAGAAAAAACATGGAGTATACTGGAATTCTTTTTGTTAAGGATGGTATTGCAACAATAGGTGATCAAGTATTTAAAACTAAACTCAAGAACGGGAAATATAGATGTAATAACTATATGGGTTATCACTATATCGATTTTGATATTGAAAGGGAAATAGCAACGACAAGCGAAAATATAACAATGAAGACAGAAATTACTGAAATAAAAGATTTAAAGAATTATAAAGTTAGATTGCATACTGGCATTAGGTCAGGTGAAGAGGTTAGTAAACTTATTAACAATAAGACGTTGAAGTTAAATAAATCAAGTGATTATTTCAAACTTCTAATTGATGAAGAAGAAATTTGTTTTATTTATAATGAGTACGCTAAGGATCTAAAACAGAGAATATATTTAGAAGATTACATTAATCACAACTTTTATGTACATGTAGAAAAGGTTAACAATAAGAGTTTAACTGTAACCTTAGATTTAGTTGTTTGATTATAGGTTGCTACCGCAACCAGGGGTGAAAATTTAATGAGATTTCATTAATATAAAATTTCTCCCAATTTGGACACTGACATTTTGTTAGTGTCTATTTTTATTCAATATTATAACTTAAGGGACATCGCTTTATGTGGTGTCCCTTTTTGTTTTAAAAAAATAAACAGAAAGTAGGAATTAAATGAAAATAGTTGTTGAGAATCAAGAAGTAACACTTACACCACTACCAGGGCCATACTCAAATTATATGGTAGATGTTGTTAATGGTAGGATTTATAACCTGAGGAAAAAGAGGTTTTTAGTTTCTAACGGAGATCGAAGATTTAATTATTGTAAAGTTACCTTAAAATTAGATGATGGTAACTTTAAAACACTTGGCGTCCACGAATTGGTTATGGCTTCACATTTAGGAGTAGAGGATACTTGGTGGAAGAGTCAGGGTTTGGAAATTAACCACATTTCAGAGATTAAAAGTGATAATTCAATATCAAATTTAGAGTTATGTACTCGTAAAGAGAATATGAATAAATCACGAAAAAAATTAGGTGGAAACAAAAGGCTTGGTTGGGAGTTAGCAAGAAATATTAGAGAAGAGTTCCAACTTAGTAAAGATAAAAAATCTACATTTATTAATTATTACTTAACAAAAATAGAACAGTCTTTTACATACTCCGCAATCGAGAATGTTTTAAATGGAAAAACATATAAAATTAAGACTCGATAGAGATGAGATTATTATGGAATTAAAAACCAAATTAAATTTTTTAAATTGCGATGAATATAAAAAATTGCTGAGCAAAGCTGGAGACCTTGCAAAGCAATTAGAAGATACTGTTAAAGAAATCAATGAATTTGATTTTAAAATTAAAATTAATTAAAGTCCCATTTCTTTTGCAACATAATCATTTCCTGCAGTTCCCAACATCTCTTCCCAGTCACTAAAATTAGTTGTTTTTGAAACATGTTGGTCAAGATCATTCTTAGGAAGATTGTCAAAATCTTCTTGTGTCTCAACATTAAAGTTTCCAGCATCTAAAAAGTCTTTAAAGTTTGAATAGTTTGTGTTTTTCATCATGAATGATTCGTTAAATAGTTCTTTAAAAGATACATTAACACCATTTTCAAACTTCTTTGCAGCTTTTTGCATTTGATCAAGTAATTTATTTAGATTATCAAATCCTGTCATTTTAACGCCCATATTTATCACCTCCTTGATTTAATTCTCTCAAAAGGGTTAAAAAGTGACAATTACAATATTTCGACATCCACAAGTTGAATAATTAAAGGAATAACGTCTCTTTCTGTCTAATTGTTAAATTGGGAGGTGAAAATAATGCAACATCATATATCTGACGAAAATGTTTTAATAATACTTAATGAATTGAAAGATAAACATGAAGAAATTAATGAACAACTTAATAATCAAATCTTTGATTATAAGAAGAAATTAGACAAGTATGTATATGAATACAGATTTTATTACGATGCGGAAACGTATTTGTATAATAAAAAACATCGAGAACTTTTAAATAATAAGTATTTAAATAAACATGATGTAAATGAAGAGGCTAAATTAAAAGATACTATAGCAAAATTAACAGTTGAAAAAGACCTAAATGAAAATATTCTAAATATTATTAAAGAAAATTTAAATAAGTTTTCTAATTAATTAAGGAGCATCTCATTTGAAGTGCTTTTTATATTAAATTAAAGGGTTTTGTCCCACTCTGTCAGAATTTTAGATAGAGGGGGGTGAGAGTATATGCTAATAGAAGGTGTACACGAATGTAAAAGATGTAAAAACACTTTTGAATGGTATGAGTATATACCACAGCGCAAAGAAGAAGCGAATTGGAGTAAAGCACCAACAGGTAAGGTATCAGTGACAGTATTTACTAGACACGAGAATATGATACCAAACAACGTAAGAGGTACATGTCCGATAGATGAATGTGGTCAACCTAATGTATTTGATGTTGATTACAAAAATGTAAAAATAACAAAGTAGAGCATCTCAATAGAGGTGCTTTTTATGTTGTAAAACAGATAAAAAATGTTTTATGTGGCAAAATTCGACAACAATCGAATCAAAAAGTGATAACATTAATATGCAGCAAATGCTGTTGGATGAAATAATTGACAGGGAGGGATAACTATAAAAAACATATTTAAGATGTTATGTCTAAATTTGCTTTTTACAATAATGATATCATCTATATTCATAATATTACCTATTACATTTAATAGTTTTGTAGAGTTTTTAAAAGATGTTGGAGTCATAAAGGATACGAACACATGGATCGGTTTTTACTCAAACGTTGTATCATCGTCTATTGGTGTAGTTGGTACTATAATGGTTTTAATTTATCAGTTTGATAAAAAGTCTATCGAGGATAGGAAAAATTTTATTAAAATTACTAAAAATTTATTAAATCAAGAATTATTGGGTAACTATGAAACTTTAAAGAAGCACAGTGTACTTAAAATATTAAATTTAAAAATTAAAAATGGTAGTACGAGTAGTAGTTTTAATGTGGATGGATTATTTGAATATGACATTTACAACGAATTTAAATTTGACCTGGTAAAATCTGGGGAATCTACAGTAGGTAATTATATTAATTTTTATCTCGCATTAAAGAAACTCGAAAAAACTAAAAGTCTTAATGATTTAAATGTAGAAGAAGTTAGGAAGATATGTACTGATTTAAATATAGAATTTATTCCTAGGGATAAGTAAAGTAAGCATATCTTCAGAGTGTTAGATTTTAACAAATATTAAAAAGGTTTTAAATAGTGAGAGTTAATTAGTTAAAAAACACAAATTAATTGAGCATTCCTTAATAGGGATGCTTTTTTATATTGGGGTGATCACATAAACACGAGAGACGTTATAAGGCTAATACAAACTGATAAATTAATGAAGTTCTATAAGTCAAGAGTGTGGATGAATCTTAGAAACCAAGCATTATTGAGAGACAACCATGAATGCCAGAAGTGTAAAGCTAAGGGTAAGTATCACAAGGCAGACTGTGTTCATCATATTGCAGAGTTAAAACTCTTTCCACAGTTTGCGCTAGACTTAGATAACCTTAGGAGCTTATGCAACACATGTCATAATGAAGAGCATGGAAGGTTGAACATTTTTCAGCTGAATGTTAAGAAAAAACCAAAGTTTATGAATGAGGAGAGATGGTAGAAGTGAATAAAGTACAAATTGAAAAAGATTTTAAAAATAAAATGCGAATAGACACCCCGGGTAAAAAGTTTCAGGTTCTACAGGGGGAACGTTCAACGGGAGAGGGTAACTCGGAGAAAACATTTCTAGTATTTTTCACATGAGAGGGGGGTGGGGTAAATGGCTAAACACAGCGTAAAAATTCAAGATGAGAACATTCAGAAAGAAATAGATCGTCTTAACTCCATCTTTCTAGATTTACCTGAAAATAAAAGAGAGATAGCAAAGGAACTTATAGAACGAGTAGCTTTTATGACAATCCAACTTAGGATACTGGAAGATACGATTAAAACAAAAGGGCCAACGTATATGTTTGAACAAGGAACACAGAAAATGCTCGTTGAGAATCCAGCTCAAAAATCATACAACACTACAATGAATCGATATACAACAGCTTACGATAAATTGTTTTCGTTGGTAGATAAATTAGAACCGAAGAACAGTGACGAAGATGACGAGGACATATAAGTACCATAAATATATCGATGAATATATGTTGATGGTTGAGAGTGGAGAAATAAAAGCCTGTTACGAACAAAAACAGTTAATAGAGTTTCTAAAATGGAAACTAGACCAACCTGGAGTAGTCATTGATGCAGTAGCAATAGAAAACTCTATTGAGAAACCAGAACCTTACTTCCCATTTAAGCTATTTGCATGGCAAAGATTCTGTAATGCTTTTATATATGGAGTTAGATATGACACAGGACATTTAATGTTTAACAGATTTCTTATAGAAATAGGTAGAGGAGCAGGGAAGAACGGTTATATTTCTTATAACGGTTTTTATATGTTGAGTGGTCATCATGGGATACAAAATTATGACATTGACATTGTTGCTACATCAGAGGATCAGGCAAAGACTTCGTTTGAAGATGTTTACAATGTATTAGATTCACGTTGGAATAAATTAAAGAATGTATTCTATAAATCCAAAATGTTAATCCAACATAGAAAGACTAAATCAAAGTTAGAGTTTAATACTTCCAATGCTAGAACAAAAGATGGTAAACGTAGTGGGGCTATAGTGTTTGATGAGATTCACGAATATGACAACTACAGTAATATTAAAGTTTTCACATCAGGGTTAGGGAAAAAGAAAGATCCCAGAACTTTTTATATCACTACTGATGGATACGTCAGAGGCGGAGTGCTAGATGATTTAAAGACAGAGGCTAAGATGGTTCTAAATAAAGAACTACCTCATTCAACTTTGTTTCCGTTTATCTGCAAATTAGATGAGGAGTCCGAGGTAGATAACATTGAAATGTGGGAAAAGGCTAACCCTTCATTCAGATACAACGAACACTTACAACACGAAATGAAACAAGAGTTCCACGACATGCAATTCAATAGCGCACTTCGTACTGAATTCATGACAAAGAGAATGAATTTACCTGTTGAAGATTCTCGTAAAGAGGTTGCTACCTACGAGGAAAGACTTGCTACTAACCAACCTATTCCCGATTTAATCAGTGAGGTTGTTGGGGGTGTGGACTTTGCTCAAATTAGAGACTTTTGTTCTGTTGGAATATTAGGCAAAGTAAACGGAAAAAGAATATGGATTCAACACACATTCATGCATCATTCAGCACCTAAACTCCAAGATATTAACCCTGAAATAATTCAGTTAGCAACAGACATGAAATTATTAACAGTGGTTTATGAAGATTCTATAAGTGCCGAACATGTTGTTAATTGGTTTGTGATGATGGCTAAGAAATACAGGATAAAGAAGGTTTGTATGGACTTGTATCGTTCATCAATCTTAAAGAAAGCATTTGAAGATGCAGGGTTTGAAGTTGAGATAGTCAGACGAGGTGCAGCGACACACAGTAAATTAGCACCATTAGTCGAAGAAATGTTTGTTAAAAAGACGATAATATTTGGTGATGATCCTTTAATGCGTTGGTATGTAGGTAACGTATACAAAGAAGAAAAGATGAATGGTAATATCGAGTATTTAAAAATTGACAAGGACAAGCGTAAGACCGATGGGTTTTTCGCTTTTTTACATGCCTTGAATTTAGACAGTGAGTTAGTAGAAAGTGTTCCTATAAAAGCAGGTATGTTCAAAGCTAGAACTTACTAGAAAGGTGGTGAGACAATTGGGATTATGGGGCTGGGTTTCTAATTGGTTTGGTGATAGAAGTATTTTAAAGCTTACTGAGACAGAGTTTAACAATCTATTAGCTGAAGCTAAATACAAACAGCTTGCAATAGATACATGCGTTAATTTGATTTCTAATACATTGGTAAATTGTGAGTTTCAAACATTTCAAGAAGGTAAAGAGTACCGAGGAGAAAACTACTATCTATTTAATGTGTCGCCTAATCAAAATCAAAATGCCAGTGAATTTATTCATAAGATGGTTAATCACTTGGTGTACCACAATGAAGCTCTCGTTATCATGCAAGACAACAAGCTTTATGTTGCTGATGATTTTGAAGTTAAGGAATTCGCTTTAAAAGACAATATTTATAACAAAGTTAAGATTGGCGAATTGATATTTGAAAAACCTTTTAACGAGTCTGAGGTAATTCATTTAAAACTCAATGATAGCAACATCACTAAGGTGATTAACGGACTGTACGAAGATTACGGAAAGCTAATATCATCGGCTATGAATATCTATAAGCGATCAAATGCAAAGAGAGTTGTGTTAAAGGGCGACTTTCTAAGACCACAAACAGATGAAGAACAAGCGTTAATAGACAATATGTTTAATGAACAATTCAAAGCGTGGTTTGAAGCAGATAAGGCAGGAGCAGTATTCCAGTTACAAAATGGCTACACATTAGAAGATATGAGTGGTAGTGGTACAAGTACAAGTACACTACAAAACAGTCGTGATATAAGGGCGTTAGTTGATGATATATTCGACTTCGTGGCTATGGCTTTTCATGTACCTAGAGGACTGTTAAAGGGCGATCTAGCTGACGTAGAAAAGCAAACTGATAACTTCCTAATGTTTCGTATTAATCCAATATCAGAATTAATAACAGACGAGTTTAATAGGAAGATGTACTCGAAAGAAGAATATCTGAAACGCACTTACACAAAACTCGACACTTCAAGAATTAAGATACTTGATCTAGTGAACATGGCTACAGCAGCAGATAAATTATTCGCTATCGGTGTTAATTCAATTAACGATAATTTGAGAATGTATGGCAGAGAGCCAATTAATGAAGATTGGGCAGACCAACGTTTTGTAACTAAGAACTATCAAACTATAGAAAATGTAGAATCTACGAAAGGAGGTGAGGAATAGTTGAGAAGATTCAAGAATGAGAAATTTAAAAGTTTAGCATCAGTACCGCATCAATTTAAAGCAGAACACACTAACGATGCTGATACCATTACGATTTATGGGGATATCGGCGAATCTTGGTGGGGTGATTCTACAAGCGCAAAGGACATTGAAGATGCATTAAAAAATGTGTCATCAGATACAATTAACATTCACTTGAATAGTCCTGGCGGTGATGTGTTCGATGGAATCGCAATTTACAACCAACTTAAAAACCATTCTGCAAAAGTAGTTATTCATGTTGATGGTTTAGCCGCAAGTGCCGCATCATTAATTGCTATGGCTGGTGATGAAATCATAATGAATACTGGTTCAATGATGATGATTCACGAAGCGTCCACATGGGCTTGGGGAAATAAAGGAGACTTTAAAAAGACTCTTAATGCTTTAGAGGGAATTGATAAATCTATTGCAGATATTTATATGACTCGATTCCAAGGAGAACGTTCTGAAATTGAAGCGTTAATTCAAAAAGAGGAATGGTTCACAGCTAGCGAAGCAGTAGAAGTTGGGTTAGCCGATAGAGTTAATGAAACAAAAGTTGAACCTGAGGAGAATATTAAAAACTCTGTAATTCAACGTATTCGTAATAAGAAAATAGCAGCATCTGCAAATATATTAGAAAAATTCAAACGCCAATAAAAGGGCGTTATTTTTATTTAGGAGGAAAACATTAATGAAAAATTTAGACAGACCTATTATTCAAAATAAAGAAGAACAAATCGTTTCTATGCAAGAGGCATTCGAAAACGGAGATGCAAAAGTAGTAGCAGAAAGAATTGTTTCTAGTTTTGAGAACAATATGACTCAGTTTCAAACTATGATGGATGAAACAATTAAAGAAGCACGAAAGGCACAAGAAGAAAACTGGGATGCGCAAGTATTAGCCACTCGTGGCGTTCGTGTTTTGACAACAGAAGAAAAGAAATTCTACAATGCTGCAATTTCTGTTGCTTCATTTGATGAAGTTCAAAAATTAATGCCATCAACAGTATTTGAAAGAGTATTTGAAGATTTAGAGAAAGAACACCCGCTATTGTCTCTAGTAAACTTCCAAAAGACAGGAGCAACTACTTCTTGGGTATTAAGAGTTCCTGGCGCACCTGCAGCATTCTGGGGTGATGTAACAGCGGCTATTCAAGAGATCGTTGATGAAGGTTTCCGTACTGTTGAACAAGGAATGTACAAGTTAAGTGGTTTCTTAGTAGTTTCAAAGGCAATGTTTGAACTTGGGCCTGAGTGGTTAGACAAGTACGTTCGTGCATTCTTATATGAAGTAATTGCTGATGAATTAGAAAACGCTATTATCACAGGTGATGGAAATAAAAAACCAATCGGTATGTTAAAAGATTTAGATGGTGCTGTTGTGGCTGGTGCTTACCCAGACATAGCAACTGTAGCGTTAAGTGACTTTACTCCTCAAACAATCGGAGAAAAGATTCTAGCTCCTACAACTAAGAATGGCACTCGCAGATACACAGGAGTCACTTTAATCGTAAATCCTTTAGATTATGCAATTAAATTCTTCCCGATTGGTGCTAAGCAAAAAGATGATGGAACTTGGACTTATGATAACTTTGGTGTTCCTGGATTAACTATTGTTCAATGTCCTAATGTACCTTTAAATCGTGCTATTGCAGGTAAACCAAAAGATTACTTCATGGGTGTTGCTGCAGAGCAAAAATTAGAAACTACTGATGTTTTAAGAATGATTGAAGATCAACGTCTGTACTTAGTTCGTCAATTAGCTAACGGTCGCCCACTAGATGCTGATTCATTCACAGTGTTTGATATTACTAACTTAGGTGTTCCTACGCCATAAGGAAGTGAGCTAAATGTATAAGGTATTAAATGACTTCGTAGAGAAAGAACACAAGAATACATTGTACGTGAAAGGTGATAGCTACCCTAAATCAGGATTTATCTCAAATCCTGAAAGGGTGTCTTTTCTTCAATCTAATAAAAATAAGTACAATAAAGTATTCTTAGGTTCAGAAGAAGCGGAAAAGAAAAAATCATCTAAAAAGAAAAAGTAGGTGATTTAATTGGATACTGAATTATTAGAAGAACTTAAATCAATATTAAGGATCACTTGGAATGATGAGGATGTTGATTTATCAAAGTTAATAAATAGAGCAAAGGCGTACCTAAATGATAAATGTGGTGCGCCTCTTGACTTTACTGTTAATGGAAGTTCGAGGGAACTTTTATTTGAACGTTGCCGATATGTTTACAACAACGCAGCAGAAGAATTTGAGAAGAACTTCCACCATGAGATTTCAAGGCTTATATTAAAAACTGCGTTAAATAACAGGAGTGTTGTAGATGAAACCACATTATAAAGAAGTATTTAACGATGGGTTTTTATTATATGGCCATAAAGTAACTCAACGCAGCGAGTTAAAGAAACGGCTTGGTGAGACATTTGTTCAAGAAGGTAAACTTGCCTTTAGAGAAATGTCCGCAAGAGATTCAGACTATCAATTAGTAGGTATGATGGGTGCGAAGTTAGACTTAAAAGTCAAAACGATGTACCCACCATCTTTTAGGACCATAAACAAATCTAAATTAAAAGTAGTCATCAGAAATGTTGAATACGATGTGATAAAAGTCGATTCGGACAACGTTACAAAGTTTTTATACTTCTACTTACAGGAAGTAGGTGGAATAAGTGAATGAGAAATCAAAAGAACGAATTCAGAAGTTAAATAGACTATTAGTAGAGAGCCTTGAAACAACATTTGGAGTTAATGTATACCAAGATCAAGTTAGCGAAGATGAAGAAGCAAATTATCACTATTTCATATTTGAGACAGGCGGCTTTGTTCCAACTCAGACAGACTACACACTAAATCAAGAAGTACTAGTAAGATACTACTCTGAAAATCGTGATGATCTAGACGAAAGAACTTTAGATATAATATCTGTACTAAAAAATGCGGGATACTCTTTTTTACGTTCACAAAAATCATCTATACAAAAAGGCGAAACAGATTCATACGTTGATGAGATTGAACTTTATTTCAATAGGGCTTTAAAGTATGGCTACTAACCATTGGCAAATTGATTTATAGATGTAAGGCGTTTGGAAGAAGCTATGAAGCAAATACCGTACAAATCTGAAAAGGTTATTAACGAGATTCTTCATACAGAAGCTATTCCAATGGCTATTCAATCTATTCAACCTAATATACCAGTATCGACTTGGAAGAATAAAGTCCGTAAAAAGAAACACGCAAAAGAAAACCATCCACAAGCTCCACAAAAGGAGAATTTAGGTTTTACAATCAGACCTAAACCGAGATTCAATTATTTGAAGTATCCTGACCTTGCGATAGGTACATCACAACATAACGTACCTCAATACTTTATGAAAAAAGGATTACAAGATGTAGCACCAAAAATAATTGATAAGTTAATGGATGGATTGCAAGAAGAAATATATAAAACATTAGGAGGTTAATTATGCCGACTGTTATTGAAGAATTTGATGCAATAAAAATAACAAACGCAAGTATTCAATTTTTTGAGGGTGGTGTTCAACAAACAGGTACACCATTTGGCTTTATTGGAGAATTAGAAGGTGAAACTGAACTTAAAGAACTTGTAAAGATATGTGAAGGTGTAGAAACCAACAAAACAACTTTACCAGTTAAAATGACTTTGAAGGTCACTGGTCATACCCCTGTTCAAGTTGCTAGAGATATTTTCGGACTTTCTACAACGGACTTAAAGCCTGGAGTATGGGCGTATGGCTCAAAATCAAAAGGTAAGAAATTCGTATTCACTGGCGATGTAATGGACGAATTCCAAGATTTAAAGAAATTAATTGCTTTCTCAAATTGTGTTTCTAATACTGGATTCCAATTTAAAATCGAGAATGGAGCAGATGAAGTAGTTCAGATTGAAATTGAATTTACAGCAATGAAAGATGCTGAAGGTAATTTCTACTATGAGGCAATCACAGATGAATTAGAAGATGCAACCATAACTACAAATTGGCACACAACTTTTACCCCTGAATTAGTAAAAGCTGCAGTAGTATAAGCTCCTCATTAGAGGGGCTTTTTTAATATGAAAAGGTGGTAACTATGAAAATAGAGATAGTTGAACTAAAAGAAATGGAATTTGTTGAGGTTGAAGGCGAGTTTAAACAAGTTTTTAAAAATCAAAAAAGAGTTCCATGCTTTATCACTAACTTTGCGATTAAAAAAGGCAAAGAACTAGGATTAATTAATGGCTCATTAATATCTGACTTGTTTAAGTTACAAAACAGTGTAAAGGAAAATGGTGAGGTTAGCAGTGATGCGATTGACAGTTTAGATGAAACAGAATTACAGAAAGTGATTTATTTAGGTTATGTAGGTGCTAATCCAAACACTGAACTGACATTTGATGAATTCATACAAAAGTTTCATTACTCATATGAGGAAACCGTCCTATTGTATGTGAACCTTATCGAAAAAACTATTTCAAACAATCCAAATTTATTTGCAGAAGGGTTTAAAAAGAGTACTAAGTCAGAAAAAAAGCAATAAAACCACCACCAATTAAAGTTGAATGTGTAGAAGATCTATACGTTCTCTATGTCTTAGTTTACGGAGTTGATGCTAAGACTTTTTGGCATGAGCCTATTTGGTCGGTGGATAGAATCGTAAACAGCAAAATCGCTTACGATGGATGGAAAAACAACCCCAAATAAAGGTAGGTGAGAGAATGAATACAGAAACTAAAGTTACTTTTAGGGCATTTAATCAGGACTTTAATAAAGCAATCAAAGAAATGAATAACGAGAGTTCCAAACTAAGGCAAGAATTTACACTTCAAAAGGAGCAACTCAAGGAAACTGGAACTGAAACAGAAAAGTTATCAGCAAAACTTAACTTTCTAAAAAATGCTCATGAGTCGGCAGGTCAGAAAGTTGCCCTGACTGAATCACAACTTACAAAAGCAAAGGCACAGTTTGGAGAAAACTCTATTGAGGTTGATAAACTAACTAGACAGTTAAATAGCGCAAAAATATCTGAACAAAAGTTAGCAAATGAAATAATACAAACAAATAGACAATTGACCGAACAGTCTCAAAAAGCTGGTATGAATGCTGAAAAACTTGAACAGATGGGCAACAATATGCAACAGGCGGGTTCAAATATTGCTATGAGTTTTGGTGTGGCAACTGCAGCGGTAGGCGCAGGATTAGGTTTAGCGGTAAAGACAGCAGCAAATTTTGAACAACAACTATCAAATGTCAAGGCGGTATCAGGCGCAACATCAGAAGAAATGAAAGTATTAAGTGAACTTGCTAAGAAATACGGTGCAACTACAAAATATTCAAGTATTGAATCGGCACAAGGAATTGAGGAATTAATTAAGGCTGGTGTATCACTTAAAGATATTATAAACGGTGGACTTGAGGGGGCATTAAGTTTAGCTACAGCAGGAGAGTTGGAATTAGCGGATGCGGCAGCAATCGCATCTACTGCGCTGAATGCTTTTAAAAATGATAATCTTACTGTTTCAAAAGCGGCTGACTTATTGGCTGGTGGTGCAAATGCATCGGCTACATCAGTATTAGAAATGAAAGATGGATTAGCACAAGTTTCTGCAGTAGCATCAGGAGTAGGCGTAAACTTCAAAGATACTACAACAGCACTTTCGTTATTTGCTAATAATGGGTTAAGAGGCTCAGATGCAGGTACTTCATTAAAGACAATGTTAATGAATTTACAACCAGTAACAAAAGAACAAAAAGAAATGTTCGAAAAGTTAGGTTTAGTTACAAAAGATGGTGCTTCTGCGTTTTATGACGCTAATGGTAAAATGAGGCCTTTAGAAGAAATAGCCGGATTACTTAACACTAAATTAAATGGATTGACTGATGCACAAAGGCAAATGACTTTAGAAACGATGTTTGGTACCGATGCAATTCGTGCTGCCAACATTTTGTATAAAGAGGGTGCTGATGGAGTAAATAAAATGTACTCCGAAATGAGCAAAACTACAGCAGCAGAAGTTGCTAAAATTAAGATGGATAACTTTAATGGCGAGATGAAAAGGTTAAATAGTTCAATTGAGTCAGCAAAGGTTTCGATTGGTAACGCTTTAATACCAGCTCTTACAAAAATCGCCGATGTTGTACAAGGTGCAGTAGATAAGTTTAATAATTTAAGTCCTACAATGCAAAAAACTATCGCTATTGGCGGAGCAATAACATTTGTTGTTTTAAGTCTTATTACAGTAATTGGTTTGTTAATGGCTAGTATAGGTTCAGCGATGATAGGGTTTGCTATGCTTACTCCTGTGCTTGCGGGAGTCAAAACAGCCTTAATGGCTCTGACAGGACCAATAGGAATAGCTATAGCAATAATTACTACACTAGCTATTATTATTTATAAAAACTGGGACACGATTAAAGCTAAAACAATCGAAATTTGGGATAGTGTAAAATCGGTTATTTCAAATGTAGCGAATGGCATTAAAAACATCATTTCGAATGTATTTAATGGAATAAAAATATATTTCTCAACAATTTTGAATGTGTATAAAACTATGTTCACTACAGTATGGAACACGATTAAAACAGCAACATCAAGCGTTTTCAATTCGTTTAAGTCTGTTATCACTAATCCATTAAAAGCTATTAATCTTCTAAGCATAGGTAAAGACATTATAAATGGATTAATTAACGGTATTAAAAGCAAAATCAGTTCCATTGGTGAAGCTATGAGCAGTGTTGGTAGTACAATTACAAAGAAAATAAAAGGTGTACTTGATATTCATTCACCTTCAAGAGTAATGATGCAACTTGGTAAATATATTCCAGAAGGTCTATCAGAGGGTATCACACAAAACCTAAAGACTGTTTCAAGTGCCTCTGAACAAATGGCAGGAGCTACAATTCCTAGAATGGAAAAAGTCGTGAACAACAATACGCCTATTTCTGTTAATTTAACTTACAATGGCAACAATCCAGATGATGCTTATTCAATGTTAGACATTATTGAAGATGGATTAAGTTCTAGGTTTACTAGTAAATTAAGGACTTCAGGGGTGAGAACATGATTATTAAGAGTCTTGATAATGTTCAATTTGATTTAGAGACAAATGGAATTGAAGTGTTGAAACTTGAAATAGATGAGATCTCACCTCGTCATACTACCGAAGTGTTTGAAGGATTAGACGGGCATATTGATATAGATACTACTTATGATGGTCGTACAATGAGAGTATCTTTTTTTATGGACAATTATTCAGAAAGTAAAAGTCAATTATTTGATTTAATAAATGGTAAAAAGTATTTTTACATCATTGATGAGTTAGAACCAGATAAAAGATATAAGGTAAAGGCTGCATCAAAACCTAAGACTGAAAGAATTGGACAATCCGCAAAAGTTGAAGTTGAACTTATATCAAATAGCCCGTTTGCTGAATCGGTTAAGACAACTAAAGAATCATTATATCTAAGTGGAACATATACTCATTCAACTAACACATTTAGCATTTATAACGGTTCGGATATTGAAATAGATCCTAGAGTATTGCCGTTATTAATTGAGTTTAATGGTCCTGCAACCAACTTAAAAATAACCAACAATACTAATGGTGATGAATGGTTATATAACGGAAGTGTTACCACTGGAAATACAGTCAAACTCGATGGGATTAGATCGTTAATTAATGAAACTTCAATTCTTGGTTATACAAATAAAAAGTTAATAAGACTTGATAAAGGCTGGAACAACTTTGAAGTTAGTGGAACTACAGGTGCTTTCACTATTTCATTTGACTTCCGCTTTTATTATTTTTAAAGGGGGTTCTTAATTGGCTTCTTTTAAAGAGATAATAATAGATTCGGTTTTAGGGGATATGGTTCTAGGGGATACGTTAGGTAAAACCGTTAGATATGTTCCTGACACTACAACAGAAAACAATAATTTAATAATTGTAACCGATATTAACGGACAGTCTGAAACATTAACTGATGTAAAAGGACTTGAAATAATAGAGGAAGTTAATGGAGATTATTCACTTTCCTTAACGACTACATTAACAAAAAACAACTACGCATATCCGCTTTTACAAGAAGAATCAACAATAGAGTATAACGGACATGAATTCAGAATTAAAAAGTTAAATGAAAACAGAAGTCAAAAATCTATTAATGCTCAACATGTATTCTTTGATTTAATTGATACATTTGTGTATGGAATATTTGGTGGCACTAAATCTCTTGAGGATTTCTTAACGTTTGCTTTAAATGGCACTGGATGGACTTTCACAAACGTTGATGTAGTAGGTAATGTATTTATACCTAATTTCGGTGAAGATAACATTATTTCTTTAATCAGAACTGTTTGCAATTCGTTCCAGTGCGAAGTAAAGATTGAAGCAAATAAAAATCTTAGCTTTTACAAAGAATTAGGGCAATACAACGATGCTCAATTTAGATATAAACATAATATTCAAACCTTAAAAAAATCTGTTGATACATCGAGACTTGCAACAGTAATTAAAGGTTATGGTGGAGATGGATTAGAGGTTGAGTATATATCTCCTAACGTTTCAGTTTTTGGTGAACGACACGCTACACCTTTAAGAGATGAAAGATATACAATAGCAGATTCTTTATTAGAGGCATGTAAATGCGAAATAAAGGATGTTCCTGAAATTACCTTTGATTTAGAGGTCACACAAATAAATACTGATGCGACATTAGGTGATAAAGTATGGACCATATGTGAGCCTATGGGTATTGAATACCAGTCTCGTATAATGGCTATAAAAACTTTTCCATTAACAAAAAAAAGTCCTGTTATAACGTTGTCTAATAAAAAGCAAGAGTTCACTGATATTCTCACCGAAACTAGAATTACAATGGATGAGAATAGAAAAGAATACAGATCTAAGATAGAACAAACAAATGAACGTATAACACTTGAAGTACAAAGTGTGAACGAATCTATCTCAACAATAAACGTGGAGTTCGGACAGATTACTCTAGAAGTCGAACAGCTAGGACAATCTATATCATCAATAAACCTAGACTTAGATAGTATTAATCTAAGCGTTGAACAATTAAACACTTCTGTATCCTCTATTGATTTGGAACTAGATAACATCACGTTAATGGTATCGGCTCTTGATAGCGACTTAGGACAAGTAGAATCACAACTAAGTATTCAGGCAAATCAAATATCTACTAAGGTAAGTGCAACCGATTATACAGGTGCTAATATCGTGTCCATGATTAACCAGACAGCCTCTACTATAAAGATAGAAGCTGCACATATTAATTTAGTTGGGGCAGTTAGTGCTAGTGACATTACGACAGGAACAATGAGCGCAGACAGAATTAGCGGAGGACATATTCAAAGTGCTAACTGGTTATCAAACAGTTTCAGCAGTCCTTTTACTGTTTATATCGGTGGATTAAGTTATCCGTCTATGAGGGTGTATAATGGTTCACTAAGTCTGTTGAATAACGGTTCAGAATATCTAAATATATCAGCATTTGACACCTATTCGACGTACTTTAATAAGTCAATTAGAACCCCTTACTCATTTTACTCAACTAACGGTAATGGGTACGGATATTATAAGTACGATGATAACAGCTACTTCCGTATTGGAACGAGTACAGCAGCAGTGGTGGTAAATGGAACGTCTAAAGCATCTTGGTCATCGATGCCTAAAACAAGACTAGAGCCTAGTGGTGATGGTGTACTTGATGGCAAAGAGTTCGGAGCTAATAACCCAGCGAGTATGCAACCTTTATTAACTGACTACTTCTGTAATATTGTTGTAGATGGTGAAAAAAGAATAGATATGGATTCAAACTTTATGGAGTTTGTTGGCTGCTTTGATGTGTTCTTAAATGATACCTCAACAGTTATCGTAAAAGAAAAAGGTGTAGATTACATTGTTCTAGAAGGAACAGGAACAACCTCATTCTTTGTAATGGGAATTCAAAAAGGAAAAGAAAATATAGTAGGTTATTCTCTAGAGGAAAAAACAGACATTACAGGAGAAACATTAAGAGACTTTGTACCTAGAGAATATGAAAGGAATTAAAATGGAAAAAGTAAACGTTAATGCGGAATTAGTAATAAATATTCTAACCGAACAAAACGCAGCCTTATCAAAAGAAAACGCAATACTCAAAGCACAGCTAATTGAATTAAAACAAACTAAAGAGTCTGAATAAGGCTCTTTTTATTTTGGAAAGAAGGTGAATATATGCCTTATGTAAAAGAGACTCTATTATACGATAAAGGCGAGATAGTTAATGGTTCGCCTCATCCTGGTACACCAGTAAATAAAACTTTAATAAGTAAGTTTGACAATGCATTATTTGACCACGAGTCAAAAATAAGCACTTTAATGACTCAATATAGCGATCTATTAAACAGAGTTGTCGTGTTAGAGGGCGGAGTAGTAACACCTCCTGAAATTGAAGGTTACGATGTATTTGTAATAGCTGGTCAAAGTAATGCTGTAGGATGGGGAACTCCGAAAGATGCTATTTTAGATGCTCCAATAACAAATGTAATGCAATATAAGAGAGATGGTACAGTAGGTGAAGCATCGTTCCCGTTAGACCATAACGATCCTGATAATACTGACCATGATAAAGTTGGATTTGCGTTATCATTCGCTAAAAAGTATCTTGAAAATAATACACTAGGGGCTAATAGACAAATATTATTAATTCCTTGTGCTGTAGCTGGCACAGGATTCCATGATGGTAGATGGCAAGTAACTGGTGACCTTTACGAATACATGGAAACAAAAGTGTTGGAAGTTAAAAACATGGTAGGTAAAACAAATGTGTTTAAGGGTATATTATGGCATCAGGGTGAAAATGACATTTTCCAAAATACTGCCTCAACATATAAAACACAGTTAAAAGCACTAATAACTTCAATAAGAACAGCAATCGGTTCTGATGTACCATTTATCATGGGTGAATTTAGTCCGCCTTGGTTTGCAACAATGTTATCGAATGGTCAACCGATTTTAGATGCAATATATCAGATTTCTAATGAAATACCTTATTCTTATGTAGTTAGTTCATCAGGATTAACAGGTGATGCTATTACAGGTGACATTCATTTTAGTGCAGAATCACAACGTACTTTTGGTCAACGTTATTATGATGGGTATGTGACTTCTTTAACTAGAGTTCCAGACACAACAGCACCAACACTTACTATTACTCCATCAAATACATTTACAAGTACTCAAAATGTCACAATGAGTACCAATGAAACAGCGACAATTTATTATACGTTGGATGGAACAACACCAACCACAAGTAGTACGGTGTATTCTAGTGCTATTACTTTAAGTGCGACTACAACATTAAAAGCATTTGCGAGAGATACAGCAGGAAACAGTTCTGCAGTTCAAACAATAACTTATACTAAGGTTGTAACTGATACAACAGCACCAACATTAACAATAACACCTGCGACAACGTTTAGTACATCTCAATCAGTTACTATGAGTACTAACGAAACTGCAACTGTTTATTATACTCTAGATGGTTCAACTCCTACTAATGGAAGTTTAGTGTATTCTAGTACGTTAACTTTAAACGCTACTACTACTCTAAAAGCGTTTGCAGTTGACTCGGTGGGTAATGCATCAACGGTTCAGACTGTAATTTACACTAAAGATTCAATAGCACCAACAATTACAGCATCACCAAACGGTGGAACGTTTACAAGTACGCAAAATGTAACGTTAACATCTGACGAAACCGCTACAATTTACTATACAGTGGATGGTACTACACCGACTACTAGCAGCACACAATATTCAAGTTCAATTTCAATAAGCACTAACACAACATTAAAGTTCTTTGGAGTAGATAGTAGTGGAAATGCGTCAACAGTTCAAACGGTTAATTTTGTAATTGATGTTGCACCAGTAATTACAGCAACACCAAGTGGATCATTCACAAGCACAAAAGAAATAACTTTAACTTCTAACGAAACAGCGACAATTTATTACACCTTAGATGGTACAACTCCGACTACAAGTAGTGCAGTTTATTCTAGTCCGTTTACGATTAGCGAAACAACTACTGTTAAATATTTCGGGGTGGATAGTGGTGGTAATGCTTCAACTGTTCAAACAGTAACATATACCAAATTAACGGTTGTTACTACAAATTTAGTTTATAAATTAGGAGATCCAACTTACAATCTGTATAACGGTGCTACTTATTCTAATAACATTTTATCTTTAGTTAAAGCTAACGGTAGTTATATGTATATAAATGACTCAGAGGCATTTAATTTTGGTAGCGGTAATTTCTCAATACAGTTAAGAATTAAGTTAAACGATACTTCAGGTGCTACACAATTACTTTATTCTCAAAACGGAGCAAGTCCTTATGGATATTCTGATACTTCTGTTACTGCTTACGTTTCTGGAAATGTTGTATATTTCCGTGTTTGTGTAGGTGGAACAGGATATGATTTATCGTCAGTAACGATAACGAATCCAGGTTCTTACCACGACATAGTTTTACTAAGAAATGGAAGCACATTAAAAGTCTATGTTGATGGAGTTAACGATTCAAGCAAGGATTTATTTATATCTGGCTCAGTAAACAATTCAACATACAAAATGGCTATAGGTAGATGGGGAGAATCAACAGGAGAAAATTATTTCTTATCTGCGGATATCAAATCATTCTTAGTTTACAAAAAGGCTTTAACTGTAGCTGAGATGCAACAAAATGCAACTGTGTTTGCATAAGCCAAGTGAGAGAGTGCCAATTAGGGTACTCTCTTTTTATATACTTTAAACTTGGATTTTATTAGAAGGTGAATTCGGCAATTAGAAAGTAGGTCATTAAGATGGAAGCCCTTAGAGTTGAAGTCAGGAATTTACAAAAAGAAGTAGAAGAATTAAAAGAAGAACGAAAAGAAGATCGGAAGCATTATGTAGAGGTTTTTGATGTATTGAAAGAAAACCTGGTACAGCTAAAAATAATTGTTGAACGTGCAGATGAACGCCAAACCGCCACTGATAAAATTATGGAAGAACGATTTGAAAATATTAAGAATGATATTAAGTCTATTAATGACAATATGAGTAAAGGTTCAGAACAAAAAGACTTGATGCCGTTAGTAAGTAAATTAGTATATGCATTCATTTTATTATCAATGTTATTTGCAGGATATAAAGCAACAGGATCAGACATAATTGGATTGTTAAAATAAGATAGGAGTGAAACAAATGAAACCTTCTAAAGAAACAATTATACGTACAATAGTATTATTTATATTACTTATAAATCAGAGTGTATTCTTGTTCAAAGGATATACTCTTTTTAATTTTGATGAGGAACAGTTAGAAATTTATGTGACAAATGGCGTTACTGTTGCAGCTACACTATGGTCATGGTGGAAGAATAACTCATTTAGCAAAAATGCAATTCAAGCTGATAATGTACTTAAGATTCTTAATGAAGTCGGTGAAAAATAATGAAAATCACTCAAGACTTTATCCCTAAAAAAACAAAAAGAAGAAGTGGACTACCTTTAAAAAGGGTAGTCTTTCTTGTTGCCCATGATACTGGAAATAAAAATACAACAGCAAGAAATAATGTTGATTATTATATAAGATCGGCAAACACTACTGAAGCATCTGCACATCTATTTGTTGATGATAAAGAGTGTATTGAGTGTATTCCTGCAATGAATAGTCCTGAAAAAGCTTGGCATGTTAGATATAAAACTCCAAAAGATAATCAAATGTTTGGTGTGGATGCAAATGATTGTTCAATAGGTGTTGAATTATGTTATTTTTCCGATAAGAAAAGAACATTAAAAGCATACGATAACTATTTAACAGTGTTAGCGACATTGTGTATTCTTTATAAGTTAGACTCTACAAATAGGATTGTAGGGCATCACATTTTAGATCCTGGTAGAAAAAGAGATCCAGTAAATGCACTTAAAACAATTGGAAAAACTTATACGGATTTACTAGTTGATGTAAATAAACGATATAAGGAATTAACCACTACTAAAAAATCTACTGAAGCTACAATTAAAGTAGGAAAAATAAAAATCTTAAAGGCGATTAATTTATGGAGACGTGGTTCGGACAATAAATTAAGTTTTGTTAGGATTCTTAAGCCTGGAGAAGTCTATAGGGTTTATGGATATGATGAACTTCACGGTGGTCAGTATAATGTCGGCGGTGGATGTTGGATTACTAAGATGGATGGTTATGTTAAGTATGAAATACTATAAAAATAAGCCCACCGCTAAGGATGGGCTTTTTCTTATTTTGGAGACAGGGGGGTATGCTAGATGGCTGGTTATTTAAAAATACTATATCTTTAATTTATAACCTGATACCTTTACAGTAGTAGGTGATTTATCACCTTTGTTTGAATAATGGTTAATAACAGTTGTGTCTACAGACTCAAACCATTCATTTATAAACTTCTTTTTATATTCCGCTTTAAAATCTTTCCAGACAGATCCAAGGTTTTGTAGCAATGAAATAACATCTTCAACATTTACACTGGTTGTTAATTCTGATTGAAGTAATTGTTCTTGGTATTCTTTTCTTAAACCTTCTATTTCGCTTAGCTTCTTTTCGTAAGTTGAAAGCTTAACTTTATTTATGAAATATAAATTTAACAACTTTTCTTCTTGTTCATCTAACTTTTTTAATTGTTTTTGGACTGCATCAACATCTATTTTACTTTCTTTTAATTCAATCGGTAAATCAACATTCATTAATTTAATAAAGCTCATAAAAGCATCGTCTAAAATTTCTTCTTTTACAGAAGGTTTGTTACAATTTCTTTTGTGTTTTCTCTCACTACAAATATAATATTTATCTTCTCTAACTCTTTTTCCTGAATACCTTGCACCACATTCACATCTAAATATTCCAGAATAAATATATATCATTTCATGTTGTTTCTGATTCGTTGCTTGTCGTGACTTTCTAAGTTTTTGTATTCTATCAAAAGTTTCAGGATCAATAATAGTTTCAAAATTTTCTTGAGTAACCTCAACTAAAACTGTATCAGTACTTTTCCTCTTTCTATTTAATGTGTTCCATCTTAATTTCCCTATATAGACAGGATTATTTAAAATATAGTTTACATTATAGTCAGTGAAATAATTATCATTTCTATGCGTGTATCCTTTTTTGTTTAATTCTTTTACTATCCCCATTACACCTTTAGTTTCATATAACTCAAAAATTAGTTTAACTATTTTTGCTTCTTCTTCATCAATTACATATCCTTCTTCAGTTCTTTTATATCCAATTGGAGTTTTACCACCGTTGAATATTCCTTGTTTTGCTCTTTGATGCATTGTTTCAAAAACTCGTAAAGCTGTAGTTTCTCTTTCGAATTGAGCCAAAGATGCAACTAGAGTAATAAACATTTTTCCTGAAGGTGTAGTTGTATCATAAGTTTCAGTACTGGATTTAAATTTAACATCATACTTTTCAAATAAGTTTAATAACTCGTGTAAATTTACAACTGAACGAACCAACCTGTCCAAACGTAAAATTAATACAACATCGAATTCTCTTTTTTTAACATCAGTAATAAGTTTTTGAATGGCAGGTCTTTCTAAACTTTTTGCAGAATAACCATCGTCACAATAATCAGCAACGATTGTCCAATCTTGTGATGAAGCAAATTGCTCTAATTTTAACTTTTGAGCCTCAAGTGAAAATCCTTTTTCTGCTTGTATATCTGTTGATACTCTTCTATATATTGCTACTCTCATTATTTTCACCTCATAAAAATATAAACTGTGTACCATTAAAACACAACTTAATGTTCATTTTTGTAACTTAATATCCTTGTTATTTTGATTTAACTTTATTTGTTTTTCAAGTTCACGTCTTTGTAGTAATTCTATGGCTGCCGGTACTAAAGACATTAACATTTTACGTGACATTTCTTCATCACAAACTATTTTTACTCCCATTACAATATCACATCCTTAATTTTGTAGTTACTATTCTATAACATAAACTAATAAAAATATCCTTCTGTTTTGTCATAATTTGCAGAAAAAAATAACCACACCATTTCTGATGAGGCGATTAATTATCATTTACATCTTAAAATTTTATAGTATTTGTTTCAAAATTTGGCTGAATCTACAATTTGGCAATTATAAAAAATTTTTTGACCATTTACAATTACAAATTGTGTCGTTGAATCTACATAGAAAATATTAGTACCATTCTCTAGAATAGATGCTTTGTGTAGTGAATCGTCTATTGCGTGATAAGGGGTACCTTTAATAGACATTGAGTTAAGCGTTTTATTTTCATTCACATCTTTTTTTATACAATAATACCCATACTCTTCAAGAGTATAATAATCCAGTTTTAATTTTTTAAATTCTCTAATTTTAGCATTTAAATCAGATTGTATTTTTTGTTTGCGAATTTTTGAAATTTCGTTAAATTCTTGTTTAGGATCATTATTAATAATATTTGTATCAGAAGAGTAGCTAAAAAGAAGTATAATTATTAATATACATATTGAAGATAAAAAAACAAACATATTTTTGTATAACATTGCATTACCTCCCTTTGCAGATTTTGTCTAAATGTTTTGATATCAAATATTATATAGTATTGTTAGAATTTGTATATAAAAGGGGGAATTTAATTGAAAAAAATTAAAAGACCATTAATAGGATTACTTCTTGCCAGTAATCTTGCTTTTTGGCCGAGTACGACATTTGCTGTAAATGAGTATACTGTTTTAGGAGTAGCAGATTATAATTATTCACCTCCGGATTTAAATAACGGGGATGCATTTAAATTCAGGGATCGGATGGCCGGATTATCTTGGACGAAAACCAAGGAGTATTATGATTCATATGTTTGGGATTCAGATTTTACAAATGCTGGTAATAATTCAGACATACTATATTTTACTGGCCATGGTAATGATTCCGGTGAGTTAGTTTTACAGAATTATGGCGGTACTGATACTTCAGGTCATAAATGGGCTGCAAATTATGATAGAGTCGGCCTGCCAAGAATATTGGGATACACAGATGCTGAAGATGAAGACGCTGAGTGGATGATATTTGCTTCTTGTAGTTCATTATATCAGTTAAAATGGGGTAGACAATTAGACAGTGGGTTACATATGTTATTGGGTTATTATGACACTACTAATGACTACACAGATACTAACATTATAAATAATTTTATAGACAGGGCTTTTGGGAAAAATGGTTATGCTGCCCAAAAAATATTCGATGCTTGGAGATTTTCTAATAATTTATACGGTGAAAACCAATGGGCAGTTATTGGACATAGTAGTAACATCAATGATTATGTTCACGGGGTTGGATCTGGTGCAACTGCAGATGTTTTAGGGGTTTCTGATGTTTACCGTTATTTTGGCACATCTGCTGCAAATTACTCGACTTTGAATATAAGTTCTTATTCAAAGAGTTCAGATTCTTTAATCAAGCCTACAACAACAATAGAACTTGATACATTAAACAAAAAGTACAAATATAAGTTTTCTTACAAGTCAGAAAATATTAATATAATGGACATAGTTGTAAATAATTTAGGAATTAAGAATATTTATGAATTTAAAAATCAAGAAACAGATACAACATTATATAATAATGGCATAGGTACTGTAGAGCATAATAAAGACGGTTCTCTTGTTTATAGTAGGTCAGCAGTAGTAGAACCTATTCAAAAAACTCAAGATCAAGTTAAAGACGAAGTAATTAATTACATTTCAAAAAATGGTGGATACCGATCTGATTTGGAATTATTAACCATTAATCCAGAACTTCGTGAGAATGAGAATGGTTCAGAAATAATTGGTTATATTTTCAATTTTGTGCAAAAAAGTAATGATACTTATATAGATGGGTACGCAGGAAACGCCATTACTATCGGGGTTGATGCAAATGGAATTAATTTTTATAAACGTAATGTAAAAGAAATTGATAGTAAAGTTAAATTAGACATTAATAGTGTAAAAAAGATAGAGGATATTATAGAGATCGCAGAAGATGAAGCTAATAATGTCTCGAAGTCTACAGATAAGAAAAAAGCAGCCTCAGGAGAGCTAGTGATATTTACACCTCCGGTTGGATTATCAGATAAATATCCGGAATTAATACCTGCATATAAAATTAATACTAATGATTCCAGTTCTGTATATATTAATATTTTAACTGGTGAAACAATAAAACTAAAAGACTTTTATCCAGAGTATATTAACAAATACGATAGTACACAAACTAAGTAACAAATATTTTATTTGTAATTTATTAATAATTTTAGAAAAATATATAAGCCCCTTCCTTAAAAGTAAATAGTTCACTTGAAAGGTACAAAACAAAATTATTATACTAAAAACTAGTAAAACCATTGCCATTTTAAAAGTCAAAATGGCAATGGTTTTTTGTTGATACAAGAGAAGATATGTACAATGAATACAGGGAATCAAGAAAAAACCTAAAATGCTTTAAAAATACGTTTGAGTTATTTCAAATGATTCCACAAGTATTGCGGAGGTTATTCTTCAAGGGAAGTTGGAGAAGTATCGTTTCTATAAAGAAGTATGCGTTAACGGTGTTAATACATATGAAAGGGCTAAAAGGGAAATAGAACACCCGGTTAAAGATATAGAAGAATTGAGTGTCTAACCGATTATTCCACACTTGACATAAATAATTTGGAATATATGATTTCAAAAACAAATACTTTAGCAACGGTGCAGGTAAGAGTTATATTTATGAAAACTTTAGCCAAAAGTATGCTCAATACGCCTTAAATTTACTGTGGTTTTATTAAAATTTTTTCAAATCAATTAATAAAAAAATTGACGGGAGCAAATTAACCTCTGTACAAAGATGTACATTTTTTTGCTACATTGTGATTTCTTGAACCGACTATTTTATAATTTCTCTTCTAACTTACAATACAATCTACTTTATTTAACAGTTCTTAATAACTTTCTTATGTTAATTGAAAGATCATCTCCATCAATTGTTGTAATATCTAATTTTTCAGCTTCAGCTAAAGCAGATTTAGTAAAGGAAGATGTAGTTACAAAATAACCTTTATTAACCTTCTCTATTGCCATTGTACCCTTTAATTGTCGTATCAACTTAACATCGACTTTATTACCTGGCGTGTATCTTTTACATTCAACTAAGATTTTATTATTTTTACTATCCCACATTATTACATCTTTTCCACCATCTGCAGTCTTTTGAGTAACCTCACTTTTATATCCTAACAAACTAAAATAGTCGGCTACTAACTTTTCAAAGTCATTATGGTGTAATTTAAGCATGTCATTAACATGCTGATTATTTTTAATATTAATGAGTGCTGTATTCTCATTATTTATTTTTAATACCTTATCCCATTTCTGATTGTAGTATATATAAGGTATGAAAATTAAAAAAATTACCCCGATAAGAAACATTGTAGAATCAAAGTCGAAATTTGAAACATTAGTAATTAAATTTCTAATTGCTTTACTGATCTCTACTGCAATCACATAAAAAACAAACAATATAGCTAATAAAGCCCCAGGATTCTTCTTAAGATATTTAATACTATTTCTTCTGCGTTTATACCTAGCCATGAGCTCACCCCATGACTAGTATAGACATTTAAATTATTTTAGATTCTTTTAAGTACCATATTTCTTCTATGTGCATTCCTAGAAAAAAACCAATCCTCAAAGCAGTTGTTATCTCTGGTTTACCGCCATTAAGTAACCTAGTCATCGTAGCATTGCTAATATTACACTGTTTTGCAACGAAAGTGTATTTCAATCCTTTACTATCCAATATATCTCTAAAATTACTAGCAAACTCCATAAAATCACCTCTTATATCATTTCTATTACAAATATAAAATTCCTTTAAAAGTAGTGATTATTTTTTTTATCACGGACAAGCAAGTTTTTAATCAGTAGTGAATATCATTTAACAAACAACAAACTCAGTAGTTAATTATTAACAACTTGATTAATTATTAATTAAATACCAAGGCATTTACTAACTATGTACTCTCAGTAACTACCGAAGTATTTACTAAGGTATCACTACCGAGGTTTTTTATTTATAACCCTATGAAGTCCAAGGGATTTGAAATCTGTTAATAAGAAAAAGAAGGAAGGTGAATTGATGTTTAGATTAAAAAAAGAATCATACTCAATAAAAGAATTTCTAAACAAAGAAAACAAATCAACAAAACCAATTAATTTAAACATGATAATACCAAGTATTCTAATTAGTCATGATTTACCATTAGGTGGCCCTTTTGTAACAGTAGGACTCGTCAGTATAGGATTAGTAATTTTGGCAACTATTGATAAATCACTAGAAGATAGAGGATATGAGACAGGTCTTATAACTAAAACATTAATATTGAGTAGCTTTGTAGGGGTGGTATATTACACAGTTAAAAACTATTCAACTTATATGATCTTGTTTATGGGGGGGTAAAAATGATTAAGAAGTTTTTAAATGAGCTAAAGATTAGAAAAAAGGTGATGGAAGTTTTTAAAGCTGGGGATATCCGAATTAAACTTGAAAGTAATAAATCAAAACCAAAAGATAAAACAACACCTAATAAATACAAGTATCCAAAGATTCATTCAATTAAAGTTAACGACAAACAAACAACTATTAATTTTACAATTCCTAACGGATTTAATCCGGATAAAGTTCATGACAAAATTTATTGCTTTAAGCAGGTATTCCCAGGTAAGAAAATAAAACTTGAAGGTGATACAAAAAAGTTCAAATTGAAGATTGCAGATGCGACAACAGTCTTTAAAAATTATGATTACAAGTATCATGAATTTTCTCCATTACTATGCGGACACAACCTTCCAATTATTTGTGGTAAGGATGAAGATGGTAACTACTTCATATATGACATGGTTCATAATCCTCACTTAATAATTGCTGGAGAAACCGGGAGCGGAAAAAGCTCACAAGTTAGATCGATTCTAAGCACGATCTTTAAATTTCTAAAACCTGAACAACTAGAAGCGTATCTCTGTGATCTAAAGCGAAGTGAATTTCACCTTTTTAGAAATATAAAACACGTTAAAAAGTATGCTAAAACAATACATGAACTAAAACCATTACTAGGTAAAATTAGCGAAGAAATGAAACGCAGAGGAGATTTGTTTGATGAGGCGGAAGTTGATTCAATCCTAAGCTATAACAAAGTCTCTGATGATAAACTTTCTTTTATATTAGTGGTAATTGATGAAGTGGCATTACTGCAAAAAGAAGAAGATCTTATGAGTGTTGTTGAAGAAATTAGTACAATCGGCAGATCACTAGGTGTATTCCTTATTCTAAGTATGCAAAGACCAGATTATAAAGTTTTAGATGGAAAATTGAAGCAAAACTGTACAGTTAGAATGGGATTCAAAGCAGCAGATGCAATTAATTCTAATATTGTAGGTACTCCTGGAAGTGAAGATTTAGAAGTAAGTGGTAGATTTCTACTTAAACTTACTGGGCTTACTGAGTTCCAAGCTCCGTATTTAGAGTTAGATGATGCAAAGCAACTATTAGAACCATTAAAATGCAAGAGTGCTAAAGCTAAAAAATCAAAAGAAATTACAGAACAGGAGAAATTAGATTTGTTTGGAGTGTTATAAATGAATATAAGAGACAAAGCTATTATAGATACACTAGGTAAATTTAGGTGCATGAGCCGAAATGACATCGCAGAACTATTTTTCCCAAATACTTCTAATAAAGAGAAAAACGCAAATGCAGTATTGAAAAGGTTATGCAGAGATGGTCACATAACAGTTAATAAGGAAAGAAGGCCATATGTTTACTTCCCAATACCTTCAATTAAATTGACTAGCCAAAAGATAGATCACTTCTTAGGTATTGTAGATTTCTATAAACAAGTATGCGATATAGAAGCACCAGAAACTTTTACTGTAGAACCTAAGTACGGTAAGGATTATATGGAACCAGATATATTTATGATATGGAAAAGAGGGCCATTTTTTGTTGAAATTCAACGTTCAATTTATTCTGAAAGGGTGATGAAAGACAAAATAACTAGATATGAAAACTACTTTTATTCGGAGAAATGGCAGCTGGAACAATGGCAACCAACTGGCAATAAATATTTTCCAACTATAATACTGATCACTAATCACAAGTACAAAATCGATTCTCAACTTCATGTAAGACAGCTAAGTGATATTAGCGAAATATTATAAAGGGAGAGTGTTATATATGAAATTTTCAGCAGAGTTAGTTAAGTCAATGTTCAATGATTACTTAGAAGGTAAGGTTACGGTTCATCAATTAGCAGCAGGTTATCGTCATATATTTGATAACAACCTGTACGCAAACGATGAAACTATAGAAGCTATGTTAGAATGTTCCGAACAATTACTTTGGAGTGTAAATTAAAAAGCCCCTAAGAAAAAGAGAAGGGGCAAACGCTAGTATAAAATGGATAAGGGAGTATCGCAAGTATTCCCTTATCTAATTCTAATATATATCACATCTGATATAACCTAACCTACAATACTGCTAATCTCCCAAAAAGAGAATTATACTTCTGACCAGCTCATTATTTTTATACATTCTTGTGAAACTTTTGTTTCAGAAGCGATTAATGACTTTATATCTTTAGAGAGTTCTAATTGATCTTCATTATAGTCAACATTAACGACAGTAGTATAATTTGTGCACTTCGGAATTATCCTTCCATTTAACATAGGAAACTCTGCATATTTAACCCTTAATAGCAT